GTCCAAGTGGATTGTTTGTATGACAAATACGGTAGAACCGTATCAACAGCTACGCTCCCGCAGTTCCTTCTCGAGAGCCAGATTATTGCCGTAGAATGCGAATATGACGCAAACGGTAGTGATGCTGGTGTCGGATCGGAAACCGCGGCTGTAGCTTACTTCCAGATTACTGGAGCACCGGATGTTTCAAACTCAACTTATGCTGAGATTGATTTGGTGTGGAAAGCAGTGTATTATGTGCCAGATGGCAGTAATGCAGGTGCTATCACGCCAGCAGATACCTCGAAGATTATTCTTCGTGCTGATGCAGACATTCAGGTGGTTGGTTCAGCGTTCGCAGAAGGTGGCACTGACCCTGAGGGTTGGAAAGACGAGTTCTACGATAGAGAAGGATATTGCCAGATTTTTAAAACGGCAGTACCTCTCTTTTCGGGAACAGCACTCGCCACTCGCTATCGTGGGGTCTCCAATGAGTATAAGCGTGTATACGCTGAGAAGCTCATGGAGCACAAAATGGATATGGAGCATGCTATGCTCTTCGGAATAGGAACAGATGATTCAACATCAACTGGTCCGATCCGTAGAACTTGGGGTTTAATGCCATATACGGAAGCTTACGGAAAGATTAAAACCTTTACGTATGCTAGTTCGTCATATGACGACTTTGTAGATGCGTTGGAAGACGTATTTTCACCTGAGTCAGGCAATAGCGGAACTAAGCTTGTTCTTGCATCTAGGAAAGTAATTTCTTGGTTGAACAAACTTGGCTCTAGCTCTTTCATGGGTAACAATGTCGCACTAGGTCATACCGTCACTACAAGTGGTGGAAGTAATGGCTTTGCTGCTGACATCCAGAACATCAAAGGTTCTTTTGGTCACAATGTGACTGCTATAAACACCGTTTATGGCAATCTCAACTTTGTGATGGAACCTCTGTTCAGGGGTCCTTGGGAGAACTATGCTTGCATGATTGATCTTAAGAACGTGGCTTATCGTCCGTTATCTGCTAACGGTGTGTCTCGCGACACGCACGTTATCACTAACGTACAGAATAACAATGTTGATGGTAGAAAGGATATGGTCCTGACCGAAGCCGGTCTGGAAGTCAATCTGCCAGAAACCCACACTATTCTTAAGTTCGCATAGTGTTTTATCGGTAATGGAGCGGGGGAGTTTCGGCTCCCCCTAACTCCTTTAATTGGAGTCAATTATGGCACAAACAGAATTACATAAATATTCGACTCAGGAAAGAGCGAATAAAAGAGATGCGGATGTAATAACCGTAACTCTCACCACAGACGCAGAAACCATAGGTGATAATAAGGTTATAGCACAATCTATTGAGCTTCCGTATGTTGCTTCAATACCCGGAGGTACTACGGTCATAACGTCTGTAACACTATTAGATAAAACAGTTACTGGTCCTGCAGTAGATTTGCTATTTTCAAGTACAAGCGATGCTATTACTCAAGATGAAGGTAAAGCTATAGGCGAGGATATGAGTGATTTGGACAGTGTGTTTACAAATTTTGTAGGGCATGTCAAACTCGCAGCTAGTGATTGGGTAGATATGGCTGATTCAAAGTTGGGTACAAAGTCTAATATTCAGTTAGTAGCAAAAACAGCATCTGGAACGGATAGCTTGTGGGTTCATGCAGTCAATAGAAGCGGAGCCAATTGGGTAGCTACTGCAACAACTGATATGCAGCTAAAACTAGGCGTGGTAAAGGATTAGTTATGGCTGGTATGGTAACAAGCAATGATGTCGGTGGTCCTTGGCAATCAGGCAAGGAAGAAAACAATGATAATAGTAGGCGTAAGCTTGATCTAAAAGGGGGATCAAATGGCAAAAGCAAAAAAAGCAGTAAAAAAAGCGGTAAAAAAGGTTGAGAAAAAGAAGAAAGCCGTATTAAAGGAAGCTGAGGTTGTACGTGGTATGGCTGGAGCTGTTCGCGGTGTATGGAATAAGCGGGGTAAGTGAGCTTTACTGCCGAAATAGGGCACTATGTTGGTGCTACGTCAGATTATACAACTGAAATTGCACAGTGGTTGACAGATGGTGTCAAGACAGTTGTCTCAAGAATAGGAGCTTTAGCTCCTGATATGTTAGAGCAATTTGCTACTACAGCAGCTATTACAGATGGTAATGGGGTAAATTTGGCTGCTAAGGGTAGAATTTTAATGGTGGAGAGGGATGCTAGTAGTTCTGCTAATACTAACGATGATTTAAGAACTGCAAAGCCTGTAAAACTGCAGTTCAAAAATCAGTTGAGTAGCACTACAAGTTTGTATTATGCTCCCCCAGAAGACCCGAAGTATTATGTCGAGGCTGGTACGTTATATATAAAACCCACACCTTCTGCGGCTGAGGCTGGGGTAGTGCACCATGTCACTTATGGAGCAGTGAATGATACCAATGAAACTATTGCATATTTCCCAGATGAATTTAAAAAGCATGTTGTTTTATGGGTAGCTATGAATGTATTGCATGCGAAGATGATAGATACTTATAGTAGGCTCCCAACTGATCTAGATGCTGATCAAACTACTTTTGATGCAATTAGTGATTTTTCAGATGGTATAGGTATGTCTATTGGTCTTCCTTCTGCTGTTTCTGTAAGTTCGTCTCTACCGAGTGCAATATCAGTTTCTACTAGCTTACCAAGTGCTTTTAGTGTGTCTTCATCTTTACCGAGTGCGATATCAGTTTCTACTAGTTTGCCTAGTGATTTTAGTATTACGAGTGAGGTTGGTACTGTTCCTTCTCTAAAAGCTATGCCTAGCATTAGTGGGGAAGTAGCAGATGCTTTGACTAATGCTAAGAATTTTATGGATACTGCTGGGTCAGAGTCAGGATTGACTACGGATGTTGAAGATTGGTTAAATCTTGAAGATGTTGAAATGGTTGATTCTATGCTTCAGACAATCGCCACCGAGTTGCAGAGAGCAAGTACTCATTTGGCTCAGCATCAGAATGCACAGCAAGTACAAATGAATGATTGGAGTCAGGAAGTCGCACAATATCAAGCTGTTGTACAGTCAGAAGTTCAGGGAATGCAAGCTCAGTTAGCAAAATATCAGGCTGACCTTGCTAAGGAATCAGCACAAATGCAGGAGGAGGTGAGTAAATACCAAGCAGAGGTTTCCAAAGAATCTCAAAGAACTCAGGTAGATGTAAGTAGATATCAGGCTGAGCTTGCCAAGGAGTCGGCACAAATGCAGGAGGAGATTGGAAAATATCAGGCAGAACTTTCTAAGGAGCAGGCAAGGATTCAGGCAGAAATGTCTAAGTATCAAGGTGAGGTTCAAAAGGAATCAGCAAGAGTACAGAGTGAACTTGCGGAATATCAGGCAAATGTTGCAAGGAAATTTCAGTCTTATAGTGCGAAAATCCAAAAAGAGACAACAGCTTATCAGTGGTTACAGACTCAGTTGCAATACGTACAACAGATGCATGAACAATGCTGGGCACCATATCAGGGTGCTATGACAGATCAGAATACTTCTTATGCGAGACCTAGAAAATGAAGGGAAAAGAAATGGTAGAACTTGTACAGCAGCATCATCCAGAGTTGGGGGCACAGGAAATAGTAAAAATGCTGAATCGTGCTTCAGATGAGTTCTGTACTAGAACAAGACTTCTAGACTCAGCTACAAAATTTGATACAGTGGCAGACCAAAGATATTATGGGTTAGATAGCCAGATTATGGAGATATGGTCTGTTGATTATACAAATGATGATGGTGATTTGGAAGCTATACCAAGGTTGATTGGTAGACCTCCAATACGGGATATTACCTAATGCCTACTACAGTAACTACAGGTGGGAGTCAATTCAGTTCATGGAAACAGTCTAGATGGGTCTGGTGGATAGAAAGGGATGGAGTTGGAATTGCAAAGTATAATCCCGTTTCTACTACAGACGCTAGTAGGTTTAAATCTCCCGATAAGGCTAGAACCATATATCTTTATTATTATAAGAAGGCTAATCACTTTACGGAACCTTCTTCTAGTAGTGCTTGGGAGACAGAAATAAATGAGTTGCCTAGTCAATTCCATGAACATTTAGTGGAAAAGGCAATACAGTATGGATATGAGATGAAACCAGAGGGTGTAGGGCAGGCTCAGTATTTTGGGGCAAAATTTGATCAGGGAGTGAAGAGGGGAAGAAAATTTGCTTATAGAGGCAGGACCGGTACTATTAAGATGACTAGTCCGACAGATTACTAATGGCAACAATATCATGGGAAAGAGGACAGTTTGGGAATGGGTCTTTGAATTTTATTGCACAAGCATTTAATGGGGATTTAATTGAAGAGTTTGCTATTACATTTGAAGAAGCTGTATCAGATAAGTTTACAGCTATTACACAACCGACTGATCCTACTTTTACAAGCGTATCACAGCAATCTAATCCTACATTGACGAATGTCTATACGCTAACATAGGAGTATCATGGGTAGTTTATCATCACCAAATCTTATAAAAGACGTTTATACAAAGCTAGTATTTAGAAAATCTGATGGTTTGTTTTATCGCGATGATGGAACTGATGATGTAGAGCTTTTCAATCCCACTGTTTTAGATGAAGATAATATGGCATCTAACAGTGCTACTTCTTTGTCTACTCAACAGTCAATTAAAGCTTATGTAGATACTCAGATTACAGCAGAAGATTTAGATATATCTGCTGATAGTGGCAGCAATATTGCAATTGACCTAGATAGTGAAGTTTTAGCTATATCAGGGGGAGAGGGGATTGATACCAGTATAACAGGTAATGCTGTTACTATTGCTGGAGAGGAGGCTTCAACATCTAATAAGGGTGTAGCATCATTCAGTTCTGATAACTTCGCAGTATCAAGTGGTGCGGTCACTATTAAAGATGCTGGTGTCATCTTAGGTACGGAGACCACTGGTAATTATGTAGCTACAGCGGTAGCCGGTGAAGGCATTGATGTTAGTGGGGCTACCGGCAATGTAACGATAAGTAGTGAGGATGCTACCTCTGGGAATAAGGGTGTAGCTTCTTTCAGTACAGATAACTTCTCAGTATCTAGTGGAGCAGTTACGATTAAAGATGCGGGTGTTATTTTAGGTACAGAGACTACTGGTAATTATGTAGCTACAGCTGTAGCAGGAGAGGGTATTGATGTTAGCGGAGCAACGGGGAATGTCACAATAAGTAGTGAAGATGCTACTGATTCTAATAAGGGTGTGGCTTCCTTTAGTACAGATAATTTCTCAGTATCTAGCGGAGTTGTTACAATTAAGGATGATGGTGTAATACTTACTACTGAAACGACAGGTAATTATGTCGGTACGATT